AGATGTTGCCGCTTACTTTAAGTATAAAAAAGAAACAGGAAGAGGAATTGAAGACTATGTGCGTTTGCAAAAAGACTTTAACTCTATGAATCCTGACTCTTTGCTAAGAGAATACTTAACAGTAACCGAGGGAGAGGGTTTAGACCCTGAAGATATTGATTCATTAATGGATGATTATTCTTATGATGAAGAAATAGATGAAGAATCGGTTATTAAAAAAGTAAAACTTGCAAAGAAAAGAACTATTGCTAAAGCAAAGAAATTCTTTAACGAGCAAAAAGAATTGTATAATCAGCCCCTTGAGTCAAGTTCGGCTGTTGATTCTCAAGCTAATGAAGAATTAATTGAATATAGGCAATACTTAGAATCTGCTAAGTCTCAAGAAAAGGAGAGCGAACTTAAACGCAGTTGGTTTTTGAAAAAGACTAACGAAGTGTTTTCAAATGATTTCAAAGGTTTTGATTTCGTGCTTGACGATAAAACAATAACGTTCTCACCTGGAGATAGAGAGGCAATCAAAAAAAATCAAGAAACACCCATGAACTTTATAACAAAGTATTTGGATGAAAAAGGTTTTGTAAAAGATGCGCCTGGATATCACCGAGCTTTAGCAATTGCAATGAACCCTGATAAATTTGCTAAGTTTTTTTACGAACAAGGCAAATCAGAAGCCACTGAAGATGTTTTACGCAAAACTAAAAACATAAACATGAGTGAGCGTAGAGCTCCAGAGGCTACTAATAAAGGGGGGATGAAAATAAGGTCAGTCAGCTCTGATTCGGGCAGAGGCCTAAAAATAAGAAGTATAACAAAAAAATAAATTTAACATTATGGCTGGAGCAGTTCAAGCAACCCCAGGGTTTGCTTTACAACCAAGTGCGGAACAAGTCCCCTTGGCTTCAAATTACATCACTACTTTTGATTTCTTGAATCAGTATCTACCTGATACTTATGAAAAAGAATTTGAAAGATATGGCAATCGTACTATTTCTGGATTTCTAAGAATGGTAGGGGCCGAAATGCCTTCTAACTCTGACCTTATCAAATGGGCTGAGCAAGGAAGATTACACACTAAATACACCAATTGTGCATCGGGAGCAGCAGCTGCTTCTGACACTGCAACTATTACAGTTAGTGATACTCTTGTACCAGGTACTGGAAGCATTGCAGTAAGAGTAGGACAAACAGTTGTTATCTCTGATAACGCTGGTTCAGGAATGAATAAAGGTATCGTTACCGCTGTTAGTACTACTAACGGAACTTTTGATGTTGCTTACTACGAAGGTGGCGGACAAGTTGGTGGAACTGGACTAACAAGAACAGTATTTATTTATGGTTCTGAGTTTAAGAAAGGAACAGTGGGAATGTCAGGTTCTTTAGAGGCTGATGACACTATCTTCTCTAACTCTCCCATTATCATTAAAGATAAATATGCTGTTAGTGGTTCGGATATGGCCCAGATTGGATGGGTAGAGGTTACTACAGAAAATGGAGCTACTGGATACCTATGGTATTTAAAGTCTGAGCATGAAACTAGATTGCGTTTTGACGACTATCTAGAAACTGCAATGATTGAAGCAGTTCCTGCTGAAACTGGCTCAGGAGCAATTGCTGCTACAGGAGATGTAGGAAACAAAGGTTCTGAAGGTATTTTCTATGTAGTAGAAAATAGAGGAAATGTATGGGGTGGAGGAAATCCAACCACATTAGCTGATTTTGATGCTATCATTTCAAGACTAGACAAGCAAGGTTCTATCGAGGAAAATGTAATTTTTGTTGACAGAGACTTTAGCTTTGACATAGATGATATGTTGGCCGCCCAAAACTCTTACGGAGCTGGTGGTACTTCATATGGACTATTTGACAACGATAAAGATATGGCTCTAAACCTTGGATTTACAGGATTTAGAAGAGGTTATGACTTTTACAAGTCTGACTGGAAATATCTAAACGACCCAACAATGAGAGGTGGTCTACCAACTGGAGCTAACTCAGGCCGTGTAAACGGACTATTAGTGCCTGCTGGTTCAACTACTGTTTATGACCAAATCCTTGGTAAAAACGCTAAGAGACCATTCCTTCATGTTCGTTACAGAGCTTCTGAAACTGAAGACAGACGTTACAAAACCTGGATTACAGGTTCTGCTGGCGGAGCTGCTACTTCAAGCTTAGATGCTATGGAGGTCAACTTCTTGTCTGAGAGAGCTGTATGTACTTTAGGTGCAAACAACTTCTTCTTATTCCAAGAGTAGTATTACATTAGGGAGGTGTAACAGCCTCCCTTTTTTTTAAATCTAATTTAATTTTACATAATGAAAAATAAAACATTCGTAGACAAAGTCTACAAGCTTACCAGAAACGCAGCACCTTTATCTTTTATGCTGCCAACTAGACACTCTAGAAGATTTCCCCTTTTATATTTTGATGAGTCCCAAGGAACAAACAGAACTCTTAGGTACGCTCGTAATCAAAAGTCACCTTTTGAAGATGAACAAGACGGAAACGTTGTTATGGAGCCCGTTATTTTTGAAGACGGATTTTTAAGAGTGCCTAAAAACAACCCAGTTTTACAAGAGTTTTTGCACTACCACCCTTTAAATGGGAAAAAATTTATTGAGGTAAACGAAGAAAAAGATGCAGCTGAAGAGGTAAATCAATTTAACATAGAAGTTGATGCGCTTATTGAAGCGCGAAAGCTTACTATATCTCAAGTAGAAAATATTGGAAGAGTTTTGTTGGGTATTGACACTTCAAGAGTTACTACAGCAGAGCTTCGTAGAGATATTTTAATATACGTTAAAAGAGACCCTTCTGGTTTTATGAAGATGGTGAACGACCCTATGCTAAAACTTCAATCAAAAGTAAAACTGTTTTTTGATAAGTCATTATTAAGTTTTAGAAACAAAAGAAAAGAGGTGTGGTTTAATACCACAAACAACAAGAAAAAGATGCTAACCGTTCCTTACGGTGAAGACCCTCTTTATATTGTTTCGTCATATCTCCAGAGCGATGATGGACTGGAGCATTTAAAAATGCTAGAGGCAGTGCTAGAAAATGACTACTAAATAATTATTACCTTTGTACTTTGTTTAACCCATAATTTTTTTAACATGGCAAAATATATTACATTCGATACGGCTAATGACGGAAATGTCCATCTTGCTGTTGATGACATTCTTTATGCAGAAACTACAAGTTCAACTGCTGGAACAATTTTTCTAAAAGGCGGAAGCCACAAATTTACTGTTACTGGAACAAGCTTAACTTCAGGTTTTGGAGAAAATGTTAACGCTGCTATAGTAACTGCAAATCAATCTAAATGGACTGAGGTTACTACCCCAGTATCCAAAGATGGAGGATTAGTGTTTACAAGCGTAGCTGTAGCTACTATCTAAACTATCTTTTAGTAGGTTTTGAAGAGAGGTCAAATTTAATGACCTCTTTTTTTTTGCTTATCTTTGTACAAAAAGTAAGTGATGATAAATGCTGTTAGAAATACAGTTTTAGCGATACTGAATAAGAATAATTACGGGTATATATCTCCAGCTGATTTTAATCTTTTTGCTAAACAAGCACAATTAGATATTTTTGACGAATATTTTATTTCATATAATAGTCAAATTAATAAAGAAAATGCCAGGGTTTCAGGAACTGGATATGCTGATATTAAAAAAGGGTATGAAGAGGTTATAGATACGTTTTCTGTAACAGGAACTTTAGCTAACGCAAGCACTAATATATATACTGTACCCACTTCTGCCACTACTGGCTCAGATTATTATCTTTTAAATAAAATATTAATATACAGTAAAGTTATTTCATCAGGCACTACCACTGGAATAAGCGGAGCAAATGCGTTAATAGATTCATCTGGTACTTTTCAAACAGATGGCGTTGCGGTAGGAGATATTGTCTCAGTAATAATTAACGCAGCTAATGTATCTAACTTGACAGTAACCAACATAACAAGCAATACTCAATTAGAGGTTTCTCCAGCGCTCTTAAATACATCTCCTCTTACATATGCAATATACAGAGCTTCAGACTTAAAAAACGAAGCAGAGCCCGTCACTCATAGTAAGATAACTATGCTAAATAAGTCTATGTTAACAACACCGAACGTAACTTTTCCAGCATATACTTTAGAGGGCAGCTCATTAACGTTGTATCCCAATGAAATAAACAAAGTAGGCAGGGTGGTATCCCAATACATAAGATACCCTAAAGACCCTAAATGGACTTACATAAGTCTGTCGGGAGGAGAGCCATTATTTGACCAGTCACAATCTGATTTTCAAGATTTTGAATTGCCTGAAGATGATGTAAATAATTTAGTGGCCAGAATATTACAATACGCTGGTTTATCTATAAGAGAAATAAGTACAGTTCAGTTTGGCCAAGGATTAGAACAACAAGAAACACAAGAACAATAAGATGGCATATTTATCTCAATACCAATACTATGATAATGCAGGTGTAGCTCCCACAAACACTAATTGGGGGTCATATCAATATGTTTCTTTGGAGGATATTGTAAACAATTTTGAGCTTATGTATCAAGGAAACCACTCTTTGATAAATAACGAAGAAAGGTATAAGATATTGTTTCACGCAAAAAGAGGCATCCAAGAATTAAATTATGATGCTTTTAAAGAAGTAAAAGCTTTAGAGCTTACTGTTTATGATAATTTAATTTTTACCCTCCCTAGTGATTATGTAAACTGGATTAGATTATCACTGTATAAAGACGGGTGGCTTAGACCACTCAACGAAAACATTCAAGTTAACTCTGCCCAATCTTATTTGCAAGGAACTGGCGGGACTCTCACTTTTAACTCCGATGGCACTGTTGTAACAGACACTTCTACCTTAGACACTGAAAGGTTAAATGGCCAACAAAAAAGTATATATTTAAACAAAGAGAATAGTGACGAACAAGTCCCCCCAGATACTGAAGCAAACTGGTATGCTGATTATACTATCGGGGCGCGTTATGGTTTAAATACCGAAACAGCAAATATAAACCCAACCTTTAGGATAGATAAGCAGGCTGGTGTTATAAATTTTGATTCCACAATGCTTAATGAAAATTGCGTTTTAGAGTATATTTCAGACGGGATGGAAAACGGAGATGATTCTAAAGTTTCAGTAAACAAGCTGTTTGAAGAATATTTATATGCTTACATAAAGTATGCTATATTAAACAGTAAATTTAACGTACAAGAATATGTTATTAATAGAGCAAGAAAAGATAAGTCTTCTTTATTGAGAAATGCAAAAATTAGATTAAGCAATATTCATCCTGGCAGATTATTAATGGACATGCGAGGAGAGAATAAGTGGATTAAATAGAATGGCAAACCTTCAGAGAAATTTTATTAAAGGAAGAATGAACAAGAGCCTTGATGAAAGGCTTCTTCCTAATGGCGAATACATAGATGCGCTAAACGTAAGACTGGGCTCTACAGAAGATACTGAGATAGGTTCTGTAGAAAACTCCAAAGGAAATACTGTATTAACACAGCTTTCTTATTCTGGAGCAGACACTAGCTTATCTGCAAGGTGTATTGGTGCTTTTGAAGATGGAGCTAACCAAAGAATATATTGGTTTGTGCATGACCCTGCTTTTACTTTAGGGCTACCTCAAAAGTTGGATTTAATAGTTTCTTACAATATTCACACTAGCAATCTAACTTATCATGTTATAAGTATTAACGATGGCAGTGACACTAAAACCACTCTTAATTTTAGCTCTGATAGTTTAATAACGGGAATTAATTTGGTAGATGACTTGTTGTTTTTTACAGACAACTTAAATCCTCCAAGGGTTATAAACATCAACAAAAACTATGATGTACCTGTAAACAACATAGACCAAATAACAGCAGAAGAACTTTTAGTTATAAAAAGACCTCCAGTTGAAGCGCCTACTATACGGCTTTTAAATGTACCTGGACAACAAGACAATTTTTTGGAGGAAAGATTTATTTCATTTGCTTATCGATACAGGTATTCTAATGGAGAATACTCTGCAACATCTCAGTTTAGCAAGTATGCGTTTGACCCTGGAACTTTTAATTTTAGCTTCAATAGTTTTTTAAACGAAGGGATGAAAAACAGCAAGAACGCTGTTATAATAACATTTAACGCTGGGGGGCCTTTAGTGCAGGATATTCAGCTACTATTTAAGGAGTCGACTACATCTAATATAAAAGTAATAGAGACCTTTAATAAAAGTAATTTAGGGTATGCTGACTTTAACAATTATACTTTTACTTTTGATGACAGTAAAATATTTACGCTTTTACCTGAGTCTGAAATACTAAGGCTTTATGACAACGTTCCTAAAGTAGCGCAGTCTCAAACCGTTATGGGCAATAGGCTTATGTACGGAAACTACAAAGACGGATACGACTTAAAAGACAAGTTT